TTAGACATGCTTTACAACAAACAAAAAAGGTTGTATGAGTCCCTAAGAAATTTCATGCTATCGCCATCTTGCAATCCTATAAGTGACAAGATAATGGATTTGAAATCTTATGATGATGTGAAATTATTGAAGGACTTCAAGGAATTGCACATAAAGGACACAACTGACAAAATCACAAAGCTGGAGGGCACCAACTTGTACAACTCTTGTGCATTTGTTAGCAGGCTGTGTCACAGCTTGATGTATTACAGTCAATGCTCATTCAGCGCAGACTATGTCGCTGTTGACAACTTGGGCATGGACAATGTCTTACTCATAGTAAGAGGGGGTAAAAAGATTTTCAGAACAAAACAAACAAAGATGTTTAAACTCTTCTATCCTGTTAACTCTTGCTATGCGGATTACTTGACAGATAATAAAACTTCTTCAAGCTTTGCACACGAAATCAACGATGAGCTGATGATGGAAACCCCATGGATTTTCATGAAAGAAGCCTTGGTTTCAGAGGGGATAAGCTTTCTCCACAAGTGTATGGGGTATGCAGTAATGAATTGGAAAGAGAGTAGCAGCCTGTTCACATCGATGAACACTTGTTATTTCAACATATATCTAGCATTTCATTCCAGGAGGAAAACAGAAGAATTCATGCACAGCTTTCGTTACCTTCTAGTAAATAACATGGGCGAGTTTTCAAACCTGGAAGGTTTGTTACCTGAATTTGCAGGATTTAATTATGACTACGTCCAGCAGTATCTTCGCCTTTGTCTTCTCAAAGAATATTCAGCATTAGCTGAGTCCATGAGGATATATAAGTCAAACAGCAACTTGGAGACTGCATTGACTGAGGCTGACGTAAAACATATATTCAATGGGCATCAAATACTTGATCTTGAAGGGCTATCCAGATACATCTACAGCAGCTATTTGATGACTAAGGCACCAATAAATCAGATGACTGAACAGACAAAAAATCTGAAATCAATAATGGAGACACACGAGTCTGCGATGGCAGAGCTGAAAGACAATTCCATTTCGATAAAAGAGGACGACACCTGGCAGACTTATTCACACAAATTATTCAAGTCTGATTTCAATTTTGATCCGTATTTTTGCACACTTCTTGGCAAATTCATGTCTGATTTCCTCTTAGCCAAGAATACCAGGTCAGACATTACAAAGCTCTGGGAAACCACCTTGAACAAAAGCTGGGATTCCATGGCAAACAGCAAGGGGCTCAGAGGTGATCTGAAGGGGAGTGATTTTTTTGGTGAGAAGGGGTACTATATAATTAGTAAAGATCTCATTGACAGAGGTAAGCTCGATGATGTTATCGCTCTTTTGAAGTCAGAGGAGAACGATTACAAGAAAAGGTCTGAATTGGCCAAAATGAATGAGACGTTCAGGAACAAATGTGCAAATAACCTTGACGAGCTTGTCTTCCATGTTGTTGATAAAAGGCAAAGAGGTGGGAGTAGGGAAATATATGTCATGGATATGAAAACAAAGATGAGTCAGCAACCTATTGAGTCTTTTTTAGCCAAATTGTGCAAGATGGTGCCCAATGAGCTGATCAGTGTGCCAAGCAACAGAAGGCTTCAAAACATACATTCCCAGGTCTTTGAGAGGGGCTTTGACACAACCAATAAGGAAAACTACTACTTGACTCTTGAT